CAACCACTTCGGTAGTCTTGAGCCTGATGTATTACTAGAACAGATAAGATATTTAGCTACTGTTGATGGAGTAAAGGTAGTCATACTAGATCACATAAGTATAGTCTTGTCTGGTCTTGAACTAGATAATGAACGCAAAGCAATAGATATAATAATGACCAAGCTTAGAAGTTTGAGTGAAGCAACTGGTGTAGCTATTGTATTGGTCAGCCATTTACGCAGACCACAGGGACAATCTCATGAGTCGGGTAGGGAGGTGGATACATCAGACTTGAGAGGATCTCATTCACTACTCCAACTATCAGATGTTGTACTCAGTGCTTCTAGAAATCAATTAGAAGCTAGTGAGAGACACCGATTACAGCTAAAGGTACTCAAGTCTAGGCATACTGGTATGACAGGTGAAGTAGATAAATTATTGTACGACCAGAAGACAGGTCGGCTTGTTGTATATGAGGATTTTATATAGTTATGACTTTACTTATTGATGCTGATTGGTTGGTGTATTCTTCTTGTTGTGCTTGCGAAGAAGATACACGTTGGAATGAATGGCAACACCAACTTACAAGTGACGTAAGAAATTGTCTAAATATGATAGACAATAGACTTGATTTATATAAAAAGATTGCTGGTAGTAACCATGATATAGTTATGTGCTTTACTTCCTATCCTACATTTCGACATGAGATATTTCCTGAGTACAAGATCAATAGAATAGGTAGAAGAAAACCACTAGCACTTAGAAATGTTATAGAAAAAGTAAAAGAAAAATATGAAAGTATATCTTATGAAAATCTAGAAGGTGATGACGTACTTGGTTTGCTTGCTACCAATGGCAGATACGAAGACCCGATAATAGTTTCAGTTGATAAAGATATGAGAACACTACCATGCAAACTTATAGCTGATGATTCGATAGAACATATTACAAACAAGAAAGCAGACAGGCATTGGTTTGAGATGTCATTAGCTGGTGATGCTGGTGACGGAATACTAGGTATCAAAGGTATGGGTATGGTTACTGCTTCAAAGACCCTAGCCAATACACCTGATACCAAAGAAGCACTATGGTCTAAGGTACAGGAGACATACACTAAGAAAGGTTATACGATTGCTGATGCTATCTTGAACGCAAGGCTTACAAGAATACTGAGAGAAGGAGATTATGATTACAATACAGGTGAAGTAAAACTTTGGAACCCATAAAGAAAACCCCAAGAGGAACCACACCCTTGAGGTTTTCTTAGCGTTGCAACAAGGTAACCACTCCTTGCTATCTTTACACTAACATATAATATAGAAATAGCTCTTAATTTTTTGTGTCTTTACCAGTAATTACTGACGAACTTATACAAGCTTTAGATGCTGTGTTTCCTAACAGACACCCAGACCTATCGCTATCAGATCGTGAAGTGTGGTATCGTGCAGGGCAGAGGTCTGTTGTTGATTATTTAATTGAACAACAACTTAGACAAAAAGAAACCATGTTAACTAACAAACTCTTGGAGAACTAACTATGTGCACTGGTGGTGGTGGTGGCAGTAGATCTGCTAAAAAAAAGCAACCTGAATTTAAAAATCCTCCACCTGAAGTGACAGGTAGGCAAACAGGAGTAGAAAATGCAAAAGATACAAAAAAAGCTACTGAAGCTTTAAAGATTCAGAGGATGAAAGAAGAAGGTACATATTCTCCAACATCTGCTACTGATACCGCAGCAACAGAAAAACTTAGCCCTTTTGCTAGAAGCAATAAAAACAGAAGGACATCTTCTCGTAAACCAACTTCTAATAAGAGATCGCCTTTTGCCATTCAATAAGCTCGTGCTAGTATAAGAAAAAAATAATATCACGTTATTATGTGTGTATTTAGTCGCCCAAAGCCACCACCTGCCCCAGAGCCAGAACCAGTTGATTCTCCTATTGAAGAAACTGCTGATGAGGTTGTTGTTGCTAAAAGAAAAAAGAAAGAGCAACAAAAAACAATGGCCACTGGTAGAAGAACTGGTACTAGGTCATTGCAAATACCACTACAAGAAGGAGCTTCAGGCGGTAATTTAAGATACCCTTCATAATATGGAATACTCGGCACAAGGCAAAACAACCGCAGCAGGTAGGTATGAAGCACTTGTTAGTAGTAGATCAGTCTACGATAGAGAAGCAAAAGAATCTTCAAAATTAACAATACCTAGTTTAATACCAGAACAAACAACTGGTACAAGAGCACGTATAAAAACTCCTTTTCAAGCTACTGGTAGTCGTGGTGTGAACAGCTTGTCTAATAAATTATTAATGACTTTGCTTCCCCCAAGCACAGCATTTTTTAAATTAGAAATAGATGCTCTTGAAATAAGAAAGCAAGGGCAAGAACAAATGCAAAGTGAAATAGATAAAGGACTACGAACAATAGAAAATGCTTTGATGAATCAGATAGAAATATCTAATGACAGAGTTGCTATGTTTGAAGCTATCAAACATCTAGTCGTATCAGGTAATGTTTTGTTATATCTAACAGATGCAGGTTTAAAAGTATATCCTTTATCTAAGTTTGTTTGTAAGCGTGATGAAGTAGGCAATGTATTAGAAATACTAACTAAAGAAACAATACACCCACAAGCTTTACCTGCTGCTTTCTTAGAACAGATCAAAAAGAAAGAGAACTATGATGCTAAGACAATGACAGATGACCTTGATATATATACGCATATTAAAAGAGTTAACGATGATGTTTTTTGGTTTCAAGAATGTAAAGGAGAAAAAATACCTGGCACTGATGGTAGATCAAGAGTAGATGTAACACCTTGGTTGCCTCTTAGATTTATCAGAGTTGATGGAGAAGATTATGGTAGAGGTTATGTAGAAGAATACAGAGGAGACTTGATTAGTCTTGAGTCTTTGATGCAAGCAATAATCGAAGGGGCTGCTGCTAGTGCGAAAACTTTATTTCTGGTAAATCCGAATGGGGTCACACGCGCAGCGACTATTGCAAAGGCTCCGAATGGAGCAGTCAGAGAAGGTACAGCAGCAGATATTTCTGTAATGCAAGTAGGAAAAGGAGGAGATTTTAATGTCGCTTTTAGTGCAATACAAAGAATAGAATCAAGGCTTGAGTTTGCTTTCTTGATGGCAAGATCAGTTCAACGTCAAGCAGAAAGAGTAACAGCAGCAGAAATAAATCTTATGGCACAAGAACTTGAAAATAGTTTAGGTGGTATTTATAGTATCTTGACTCAAGAGTTTCAATTACCATACCTTAGAAGACGTATGCACTTGTTAGTACGACAAGGTAAAGTTCCTAAATTACCTGATGATTTAGTAAAACCAAAAATAGTAACAGGATTGCAAGGACTTGGTAGAGGTAATGATAGAAACAAACTGATTGAATTTATAGGAACTGTAGCAAATGCTTTAGGACCAGATGTGATGAGGCAATACGTTAACGTGGATGAAGCAGTGAAAAGACTAGCTACCAGTATCGGTATAGATACTGCTAACCTAGTAAAAACACAAGAAGAAATCCAAGCTGAAGCTGAAGCTGCACAACAGCAACAACTTATTCAAAGTCTTGGACCTGCTGCTTTAGGTTCACCTTTAGTTGATCCTAAAAAATTAACTGATGCAGCTAATCAACAACAACCAATGGAGGATTCCGATGCCGAACAGTAAACAAAGAGAAAGAGATGAAGATGGCAAATTTGTCTCTGCAAAAGCTATTGTTAGCGAATTAGGTGTAAACGATACACCCGAACCAAACAAACCAAAAGTGGTCGAAACTAAAAATGGTCGTACAATGACTTATAACTAACCAAAAAAATTATGACTTCATCACAAGTTAACATTTCAGAAACACCACCAATGTCTGCTAATGACTTGGAAGGTTTAAAGGATGAAAATGGTTTATATGCTGGTAAGTTTAAATCTGTTGAAGATCTTGTAGGAAGTTACAAAGAACTTGAAGGTAAACTTGGAGCAATAGATCAAACTAGAGAAGAACCAGAAGGGGTAGAAGAGGAAACAGAACAACAACCAAATGATTCTGAATTTAATCCTGAAGAATATTATGGTGATGGTTTAGCATCTGTATTAGAAGAAGTTGGTATTGATCCACAGGACATTTCAGATCGTTTCATGGAAAATGACGAAATTTCTGAAGATGATTACAGCAAACTTGGAGAAGCAGGTTTTTCAAGACAAGTCATTGATACATATTTAGATGGTATACGAAACGCTAGTGTAGCAGGTGAAGTAGATGCACAAGGAATCAAAGATTCAGTTGGCGGAGATGAAAGCTATAGTCAAATGGTTTCTTGGGCTATAGATAATTTACCTGCTGAAGATGTCCAAGCCTTTAATAAGTTAACTGATACAGGAGATGGACCTGCTATTAAGTTAGCTGTTCAAGGTATCTATTCACAATACAACAATGCTATGGGAGTTGAACCAAATCTTTATTCAGGTCGCCCTGCTGCTAGTGGACCTACACCATATAGATCTACAGCAGAAGTAAAAGCTGCTATGTCTGATCCTCGTTATGGTAAAGACGTTACATATACAGAAAGTGTCTACTCTCGCTTAGAAAACAGTGACGTATTTGGCTAATGGCTACACCCACAAACCCAAAGCTTTATGCAAGAATTAAAGCTAAAGTAAAAGCAAAGGTCAAAAAATGGCCTAGTGCCTACGCAAGTGGACAACTTGTAAGGCAATATAAAGCTGCTGGCGGAGGTTATTCTTAAAATGAAAAAACTAACAGACAAACAAAAAAAGAATCTTGATAAAACTGGTGATGGTAAACTCACTAAAGAAGATTTTTTATTAGTTCGCAGACTAAAAAACAAAAAGAAAAATGGCAAAGCTTAGTCTCAGTCAAATGAGAACTCTGAAGAAACATTCAGAGCATCATTCTAAAAAACACATGGATATGATGAAGAAGCTAATGCGTGAAGGTTCTTCATTTAAAGCTGCACATAACAAAGCACAGAAACAAGTAGGCAAATGAGTCTCGACAGATGGTTTAAAGAAAAGTGGGTTGATGTTAAAACAGGCAAGAAATGTGGCCGAGGTAAGAATGAGAAAGGCAGACCTTACCCTGCTTGCAGACCTTCAAAAAGAGTTAGTAGCAAGACTCCAAAAACTACAAGTGAGATGAGTAGTAAAGAAAAAGCTAGATTTAAAAGAGAAAAAACAAGTTCAAAAAATATCACCTACCAACATAAGAGAAAAAGAAATAGTTTAAAGATTGCGTAATAGTGTTATATTTTAAGTAGCTTACATTTTTTATGTCTAAGGGCGTATCAATGACTAAGAAGGATAAAGACCCCACAGGTGGTCTTACTGCTTCTGGTCGTGCGAAATACAACAAAGCAACAGGTGGAAACTTGCAAGCTCCTGTTACTAAAAAGACAGGTCTTTCTCCTAGACAAAAAGCAAGAAGAAAATCTTTTTGTGCAAGAATGTCTAAGGTAAAAGGACCATTAAAAGATAAAGATGGCAAGCTAACTCGCAAAGCTCTTGCACTACGCAAGTGGAATTGTGGGTCTGTAAAAACTTAACAGAGTAGAAATCTAAATATCTAAGTGCCTGATGCGTC